TCCAATGTCGATTTTTTGGTTTCCAAGTCGGTCAAAGAATAATTGTCGGATTTAACTTTTACAATCTTTTCGTTGAGAGAGATTAATTTCTGATTGTGCTTCTCCACTTCATCTTTTGAAGCGTTCAATTGAATTTCCTTTAACTTATACTCAGCTTCTTTCTCCTTTAACCCAACACCAATATCAGCTAACTTTTGTGTAAAATCATCCTGCTTAAACTTACGGATTAGAGAAGCGTTATCTCTATTCTCATCCGATGCATGTGAATACAATTTATCAAACACATCTACTCCCATAAATTGAGCAAGGATTTCTTTTCTTTCCGATTGTGATTTATCAATAAAGAGTGCATTGTTTCCTTGAAGTGAAAGAGTAGTTAAAACGAAATCTTCGTATGTACCTAAGTATTGTTGGATGATGGAGTTAGTATCCCTCCTTTGCTCTCCATTCAAGGAGTGGATACCACTCTCATCTTCTCTCCAAAAGGATACATCTACTTTTAGATTTCTCCCTCTATTGATTAACTTTGCTCTTCTTTCTATGTAATAATCCACTTCTTCTATTTGGAAGTGTAGTTTACAATAGAAGTTACTCTTTCTATTATTAAGAATATTCTTTGCTACATAAGTTCTACTTGTCTTATCAAATATACAAAAGGATAGTGCATCGAATAAAGATGATTTACCTGAGGCATTAGGTGCGAATATACCTACCATACCCTTTGCGTTGTCAAATCTAATTAAATTATTCTCACCATAAGAGAACATATTAGAAAATTCAAATTGTTTTGGCACCCATTGTATATTAGGAGTTACATCATCATCTACCAACTTTGTGTTGATTTCTCTATTGATTTGTTGTATCTTATCAACAGTCTCTTCATCTGCCAAATACTGTCTTTCCAAATAATCTTTGATGAGTTCGTTTTGGAACTCTACATCTCTCACATTTCCAATTGCAAGTTTATCATCAAAGTTACCTGTCTTTTGTTTTGATAAAGTATCCATTCGAGTAACAGTGAACTCTTGTACTTTATATTTCTTTTTGATTTGGGTTAATGCCTTTTTAATCTGAGAAGGTTCAGTATTTGAAATCCTAACTCTCAAACGAGGTTTAGATGGCATATCGGTAACATTAGGAACAATACCATCGTTTACATCTAATGTGTAAAATCCATAATCGTTTGGAATATCAACTTCTTCAAAAGTTCTACTTTCAACATCCCAAAGGAGGTAACCATGTTTATCTAATGCTTCTCCGTGATTTTGTTGAATCATCGAACCAGCATATGCAATCGTAGGTGAACCTAATGTCTGTCTCCTATGGATATCACCCAACATCACCATATCAAATCCTTCAAACATATCAGTTGTGAAAGAGTTTGATGATACGGTATATCCAATATCAGTTTGTGCTAAGTTTACAGGTCCATGGAATAAACAAATCTTATTCTCACCTTCTACCAGTTCTGCCTTTGGCCAATTCTCTTTTTTATCGAGTATCGAATAAACAACAAAAGTGATGTTACCAAAAGGGTAACTCCCAGTATCTCGTAAATAGTGTATTCTATCATTTTCTAAGTTCTCAACGATTGGTGTAAGTACATCCAATCGATAGTTATTATTTAAGTTACAATCGTGATTTCCTGTAATAAGGAATGTATGTTTTCTATTTGCACATTCAGTTAAGAACCAACTGATTTCTCTGATTAACTCAGGACTCATTTCGGTTTTAGCATGTGCAATATCACCAGCTAAGTAGATTATGGAGTTTTCAATATTATCTCTATCTACATTATCTAAAAACTTTTGGAATACTTCTCTATACTCCTTATGTCTTTTTAAATTACGAATGTGTAAATCTGCTAAATGGTAGATTTTTTCTACTATCATATATTATTTAGTTTTGAAAGGATTAAATCATCCCAACCGGTTTCTTCGGTTTCTTTTAACAAGTTATTTATTTTATCAAATCCCAATTCACCAGCATCACCACCTTCAGGTATAACATTCTTTACCTTTATACCATTCTTAATAAAGTAGTTTGCATGTTTGGTAGAATCTTCTACTGCATCTGAATCTAATAAAATATTAATTTCTTTTACACCCTTTTCTTTTATTTTAGTTTGTAAAGTTCTTGGAATAAACTTTCCTAAAATAGGAATCACATTTCTTTTTACTGAGAATGAATCAAATACACCTTCTACTAATGTAATGGGTTCGTTCCAATCGATTTGATTATCAAATACAATTACATCCCTACTAACGGGTGGGTTTTTGTATTTCATCTTTTCATCTTCGTAAAAAGAACGAGCAATAAAATAGTTTAATTCACCATCTTCATTATAAGATGGAATAATCACTCTACCACTATATAATCCTTCCTCACAATAACCAATGTTATATTTCAAAACCTCATCCATAGAAATACTTCTTTGTTTGAGATAATGAATTGCTTGATTATAAATCGGATTGATTGATTTTGGTTTGTGATAAAGTGATTTGAATTCTTTTGGAAGTCTGAGTACTATCTTCTCAACTTCCCTTTCGTTCCGTTTTGATTTGTACTCTCCATAGATAGAATGAATCTTTGCTAATTCACTTTTATCTACATTTAGTTTATATAGAAGTGATTGGATACTTCTTCCTTTGGAATCACATACCCAACAATGCCAATATTGTGAATCTAAATTGACTTGTAGTTTCTTCTTATGGTGATGACAAAAAGGACAATGATGTGCTTGTTCATTTCCCTTCATTGATGTACCAACACCTAAAGCAGAATCTAATACATTTATAACTACTAACTTATTTCTTGCGGAGAGCATAAATTAAATTTTCAACAAATATACGAAAAATTTTCGAATTATCCAATAGTTGAATCAGAAACTTCATACATAAATGTACCTAGCTTCTTTACTGCATTAATTAAATCATTATCGATTTTTCGTTTTTCCATTTCGGAAACCAATTGTTGAATAGATTTTACCCCAATTTTTAATGCGTCATCTTTTGCATTCAAATTGTTTGGATTTATACCGTGTTTTTTTGCTACTTGGTCTAATGTCATAATATTATTTTTTGTGTATATATACAATTAACACTCAAATATACGAAAAATATTTTAGATTTCCAAATCTTTTCTAAAAAACTTTCCTAAAAGATTATCGTTGAGTGAGTTTTCATCAGCTAATACATTGTATTTGAATTGCCAATGTAGTTCGTAATAAGTCAGTGCTTTTGCTGAATGACAGAATTGAAGTATCTTCTTTTTGAAGTTTTCCTCACCACCATTAGATACTTCTTCTTTAATCCATTGATTGGAGGACATATATTTTTTCCAGTCAGATTCTTTAATGACTTTTCGTTTCCTCTTTTTTCCTTTTAGTGGGGGAAGTGTTCGTTTTGCCTTTAGGTTTTTCTTACCTATGTAGTATTTTCCAGTAGGGATGTGTTCAATCATGTAGATGAATCCTACTGCGTTTTCGGGAACTTCCTCATCTTTGATGTGGTTTCCCTCCCATAACCATTGAATCATAAATTCTTATTTAAATATATCAGAGTAAGGTTTAGATGGAGTATGTCCGGCTCCACCATTACCTAGCTTTCCTCTAGTAGCATCTACCTCTTTACCATTTACTTTTTTTTCAATTTTATTAAATTGAGCATCTATTGATACCGGTGTTTTATCACCAACATTAGTTTTTGCTTTTGATGTTGCAGGTGGATTATTTTTTAATCTTTCTTCTAAAGTCATAATTTCTTTCCTTTATATAATATAAATATAACCTTATGTATCGAAACGAACAATGAAGTTAACTGGATAATCTGGCAATGATTTTATTGGTTGAGGTAGTTTTGCTACACCTACCATATTATTATCATTATCATATAAACCTATTGTTGTAATAAATGGTGCTAAATAAGAACCAGTTTGGTCAACCGATGATGATACTATATAATCATCAAAACTTCCAATCGATGAACCATTAATTGAAGATACAATCGGATGATTTGAATTTTTAATATATTTTGAACCAGCTTGATAGATAGATTGTGAAACATATTGTTGGTCTACTAATCTACTACCCGGTTTTGTTATACTAATTGTTTTTGTTGTACCACCAACTTCATAAACTGCGGTTGGGTTTTGGGATACATTAAATTCATTTTCTAAAACTGAAAGGAATATCTCATTCTCATAAATAGTCATTGTTGAACGATATGAAATATCAAATGATGATAATGATGAACCATCGGTTATAGCATGTGTTAAAACGATTAATCCTCTATCGTAAAATATGTTTCCTTTTACATTTGATGCTGAATCGATTAGGTTAGAGTTACCATCATCAGTTGCGGTTATCGAACCATACTCAACAGTCAATGAACCTATCTTCACACCCTCACCATAATATTCTTGTGGAATTGATATTACACCAATTGTATCACCAATTACTCTCTC